TTAAAATCTTACGTCTTACATAATCTTGAGAAAAATACTTTCCAACATATGGTTCTGCAGTCGCTACCATATTCAATCTTTCGTTTAAAAGTTCAGAATCTTTTAATTCTGAGAAGTGGTTATCATATAGAAAGTCATACTGAATATGCTCATTCATAATCTCCCAATCTTCTGGAGTAATTATATTTTTAAGAATCAATTGTGTTCTCAACATATCACTAAACATATTCGAAAATCTCTTTCTTAAGCGACTTACAAATTTTGTAAACTTTAATTCATCTCTTAGAATTTCTGATGAACGTCCAAGATTAAATCCACCTTCACCATCCATTCTAGATGGTGGAACATTTAGAGATCTATATAATTTTTTCTTAAAGTATTCAATATCAGTAATTTCTCCAAGATTTTGTCCGCCAGGAAGTGTGGTAATTTCAGTTCCTCTACCACCTTCACGTCGAGGAAGCCAGAAATCTTCGAGCATTGACATGAACTTTTTATCGTCACGAATTTCCCCCGTGTTTGCATCATAAACAAGTTTGTTTCTATAGCGTGACATCACATCACGCAAGTATTGTTCTGCCTTGACTTTAGGTAGATTACCAACATCAATATAAAAAATTCTGCGTTCTGGGGCACGAGATAATCTATAGATAACAAGAGAGTCTTCAATCATTCTTAATTGATTAAGAGACTTAATCGCTTTATGGAGATATGATAACGTTGTACCTTTATTTCTATCAACTAGTCCTGAAGTGCAATATGTAATAGAATCTTTGGACATTTTAATGCCAGCATTTCCACCCATCGATGCTGGGCTTGATGTTGGATATGACATTTTTGGATTGTAAATGAAATATTCCTCAATTTGCGGAAATTCATAATCCATTGGATTGTCATTATTCATATTTGACAATCTATATCTATCTTCTTTTGTCTTTTTATTTTGTCTTACATAGCGCATTTTCATTGCATCTATGTATCTTAATTCTTGAATTCCTTCGTGTGGATTTTTTAAATCAATTACTTTATGGTAATATAATTTGCCATCAACATACCAATTTCTATAGATTTCATGCGATTTTTTATCAAAATCTAGAAGTTCTAAAATATACTTGAATTCATCCCTAATTTTTTTCTTAATTCCATCACTAGCGTTAAGATTTTCTAGATCAATCTGAACCGGACTATCATTAGTATCTGATACAATTGCTTCATTTACAATATCTTCAATGGCACTATCACACTCGGGGTGGAGTGCCATTTCGCGGTATCTTTTGATAAGATCGAATTCAGTTCTATAAACACCTTCAATGTCAACATACGAACCAAAAAAACCACTACTCAAGTAATGGTCATTCCCGTCCTCATTATTAGGTGGAACGGGAGAGACAGCACTTGGAGATAGTGGTTCAGTATCCTCAATAGAGAATCCAAATAATTTTGACATAATTTATTTTGTCTGACCTTGTATCTAACTATTTATCAACTAATTTGAGTTCTAGTTTGATCGTTGGTGGATGGTCCTCTACCAGCTGTCCAGTATTGAACTTGGAATTCTACAGAATACTCTTCGATGGTATCTGAAGAATCATATGAAAGATCAATAGCGGAAACATTGGTTGGGAAAATATCAAAAAACTTATATGTTCTTAGAGGATTAACATCAATTGCAGGAAGAGCAGAACCGCCATTGTTTGTGGAAGAGAATCTTCCTTTATCATATCCTCTTCCAAGTTGGTGTACAAAAGCATCAGTCATGTATGCTTCTGGACTTGTTGCTCCACTGTTATTATCAAGTTTGCTGATATTATTCATCCAAAGTTCAAATGCACTTCTGAGTTGGAAGTCCTCATCGTTGATGATGGTGACTGTCCAAGTATCAAAAGTTCTATCACCAGCAACCTTTAGGGTTCTTCCTCTAAAGGGAACTTCGATTGCTGCAATGTTTGATGCAGGAAGTTGTGCTGCTTTACAAAGGAACTTGAAAGTTTCAATTTCATTTCCGCTTCCAGGTCTCCAAAGGTTGGTTAAAGCACTTGGGAACGAGGGAATTTCTACCTCGAATAGATTAGGTCTAGCGCCGCCACCAGCTAATCTTTCTTTAAATCCAGTGATTGTTCTTAGAGTTGACATTTTAAGATCCTCCTTCTGTGTTTATGTTAGAATGATTAAACTCTACCGGCGACTTCTTCAAAGCTTACTCCAGTTCGAGTAGCAACAAAGGTCAGGGTGACATAATTAATAGACTTGGTTGGTTTCAAGAAGATGTCAGCTCTAAATTCGTTGTTATCAATAACATCTGGAGTGTTGTTTGTTTCGTCACAGATTACTAAGAAGTCATAGACACCTCTCTTTGCTTGAACATCACGAAGATATGGTTCAACAATATTGATAAAGTTAGCTCTTGTGACTTGATCATTTAGTTCGAACAGTTGTGCTTGAGATGCTCTCTCAAGTGCTTGCTCTAGAGTTAAGAACAATCTTCTAACATTGATTCTATCAAATGCAGACGCATATGCGAGAGCAGTCTTGTCACCAAAGAGATAGATTCCAACACCAGGTTGACTTATAATTGAGTTAACTCTTGCGGTATAAAGTAGGTCTCTTTGAGGTTTGTTTGGATTGTATGCAAGTTTAATTGCGTTGTTAAGAACACCTCTCTGCTGTCCTGCTGGCGAATACCATGGATATGAGTTAATTGATGTTCTCATCATCAATCCAGCAATATCTGGGTTACATGGAATATATCTGAATAGATTGTTGAATCTATCGTAAGTATACTTGTAACCAGTATCAAATACTGCGTATGATGAAGATGATAGAGCACTGAAGAATCTGATTACGTTTGTAGTCTGCGTTGTTGTGTTTGTTAGATTTACAACATTTTCTCTATGTGGAGAAATTACGGCGACACAATCCTTTCTACCTTCAGCAATTGAAATGAGTTTATTTGCTTTTGCCTGTGATTCTGATTCATTAGAAAGACCGGGACCATTGATAAGGAAATCAACTTGAATATCGTCTCTATTTGCAAATAAGTCATATGCGGATGATATGTCTGCAAGAGTGGCAGTCATTCCACCATTTGTAGAATAGTCAACACCACCATTTAGGGTATAGGAAACGTTTCCAATTGCACTATAGGTTATATCCTGTGCATTTTGTCCCCATAGACCCTCTGCGGTCGTATACTGGGTGTATGCGACAGAGAATCCAGTTGCTCTAGGAACAGTGCCGTGGAAGGCGTCTGCGCCATTTGAAGGATTGTATCCCGCATAAATGTAGTTTGAGAAGTTTGCAAGGAAGTTCTTGTACCAAATCTTTTGTGGAGAATTGATTGAAGAAACAGAGTCAGTAGCCTTGGAAAGACTTACATGCTTCTCTAAAATATTACCTTGAATACCTGTAATAGAACCAGTGTCGTCAATAACAACAACGTGCAATGCATCATTCTTTCCATTTCTCTGAATGGAGTAGTTGTTTGATACTGGTTTTGGTGCAATAGACTTCCAAAAAACAGTGGAGTTTGTCAGTCCAAGAGTTTGTTCATCATACCAATCAACTACAGAAACCAGCGAAGCAGAAGAACCAGTATTAATACCAGAATTGTTTACAAAGGTAACGCTGTCAGTTACTTCAAAAGAAGAAGCATCGTTTCCTTGTGCATATGCAATGCTTGTTTCTGTTCCTGCAGCAGAAACTCTAGAAACAATCTTTACGTCAACGGTGCTATTACCATTAGTGGTATCCGTTGTTACACCTGTAATGATTCCTTTTAGATAACCGTTGAAGGTTGAAGTTGAACCTGCACCAGCTATAACTGAAGAAATGTTAGTCGTAACACCATAACCAATTACTGCACCTAGAGCAGAAAGGTTGGTTGTATTGATACCAATTCTTTGGTCTGCTAGGTCGTCAATAACACAAACCTTCAGTTTGTTACCCCAAGTACCTGGATTTTTTGCAGCATATGTGAAATTGGTTGCACTAGAATAGTTTGCAAAGTAATCATCGTAATTTTTAATTTTTAGTGCAGTTGTTGAACCAATACCTACACCAGCGTTTGCATTATTCAGAGAAGAACCATCTACTCTAACAACTTTTAGGACGCCGCCATATGAAAGGTAGGATGAAGCACTCATCCAATACTCATACTGAGCATCAGTGGAGATTGGTTTTCCAAAATTGCTAATTAATTGTTGTTCTGTAGTGATGTCTATTGCCTGATCTACAGGACCAATTGCAAAAGGTCCAGCAATAGCACCGATATTATCGAGTACGTTATCAGCTCTCCCTACTGTTAAATCAACTTCCCTTGTAAGTACACCAGGAGATAATTGAGGAGTCGCCATGTTTTTCTCCGTAGAATCTCAGTTTATCTAAAAAATATTTATTAAAAAATACTTTTCAAATGGGGAAACGGTGCATGAGCATTCTACCAGTCAGGATACTCCCATTTATCAAGAACTTTGGATACCATCCTACTTGAAACTACTCTCTTAATTGTACATTCTTTGCACTCATATGAATATGAAGAAGGAACTGGACCTCTATTTTTCCTAGTTCTATAAAATCCATCAATAAGGTTTTTAATTTCTCCACAAGACCTACACTTCCTATCATTTAAAAGTAAGTGACCTAATTTAATTTGACCATCAATATCCACTACATATACTCCCACATATAAGACCTATCTCCATACTCATCAACATACCATCTATCTCCCTCACTATCAACAAAACTGCTTTCATCCAATCCGTCTGATA